CACCTTCTGATTTTGATCCTATATATAATATTTTAGAATTATTATAAAACCAATTTATAGTTTGAGGTGAAATACCTAAAAAACCTAATTCACTAGATATTCTTAATAAAGTTATGTTTTTTCTTTCTTCATAATTAAACATTTCTTCATATTTTTTTACAATATCAGTATCAAAATGTTCAACTGTTTCATTTTCTGCTTTAGGGATTACTATTAAAGTTTTATAATACTTACCTTTATCATATAATTTTCTTAACCCCTGTAGTAAAGAGGGAACATTTTTCCATTTAACTGCTCTACTAACACATATAATATCATAAAATTTATCTTTTAACCCTAGATCTTTGTAATCATCGGTTAAGAAATTTCTATCCATTAACTCAATTTTTAAAGTATTACCATTATCCGGGAAGTCTAAGACTGAGGGGTTTGCGAATGTAAAGTCTACAATGTTAGGCATATTTGGAATATTACCAAAATATATACCTTGATTCCATCCTAAATAAAAATATTGTTTTAAATCAATTAGAGTCTGTTGTGCATTTTTTAATAACCAAGGCCATTCTTTATGGGTAAATACAATAATCCCTTTATTATCCTCTGTTGGTTTTTTAAATATATGAGCCATTATATATAGTTTTTACCCCAATCATTTTTGCTAATAGCTATTCTTTGAGGGTGGTTTTCAAAATAATAATTAGTATATGTGTAACGTGTACCATCTTGTATATTAGCTCCTCTATGAATATAAGAAGTATCAGTAAATATTACTGTTCCTTTTTTACCTGTTACTTTAAAAGGTTCTAAATTATTATTACTACAAAAATCTTCTATAACTTTATCTTCATATCTTGTAGCTTTACCAATCCCATCTCTAGTAGATAAATCAAATTGGTCAGATGAGGGGAGAAATAAATAAGGACCATCTTTATCTTCAACATCTGATAGATATACAATAGTTTTTATTTGTTTCATTCTATTATCTCGGTGCCACCCACCCCCACTATTAATAGTTTGGTTAGATTGAGATTGAACTTTGCCTCCTAAAACAAAATGGCTAATTAAAGGGTAACCATAATATTCGCTTCCTATCTCTAATAATAAAGAATCATTAGCAAAAGTTTTAGCTGTGTCATAATGATTTTCCATTTTAAATAACCTCTCATCTCCAGAAGTTCCTTCTTTAGACTCAGATTGGATTTTGGATTTGAATTTTATTAAACCATCTTCTATATCTTTTACTGCTTGGTCACAAAATTCAGGTGGAAAATAATCTTCAATTACACATATTCCTACCTTATTTAAGTTATCTATTATTTGTTCTTTCATATTTCTTCAATTCTTTTTGTTTTATCACAAATTAATAAATCATATGGAGGTTTTTCTCCTACACTTAAATGATGGTATTTACAACCCCATTCTTCTATTTGGTTTTTAGTAATTTCATACCAATCAATCCCCGTTAATGATCCTCTAGCAGTATAGTATGTAATTGTATTTCCTTCTGAATATAATTTATTTATTTTGTTTATATTAATTTGAATAGGTCTAGCCAAATTATATTTCATTTTATCACAACCATATTCATAGTCACAAATGGTGTCATCAATATCTACATATACATTCATAAAGTATCGTAATAATTATTTTGTTTTTCTTGTCTAACAATGTCTTTAGGGTGATATATAGCTACACCTTCTTCAGCAGGAAGTGGAGCATAAGTTCTAAATCCTTCTAACCTTTCATGAACCTTATTTACCCATTTTATCTCTGGTTTGTTTTTCCAAATCCTCCATTGATAGTCTGGCCAATTAACCCAACCCTTTTCATTTACATTCCACCTCCATTTATTAATATGTTCTTGAGTTAATCCCTCTACTGTATTAATTCTAGGGACTAAATAAACTTCATTATTGGGGTTTGCTTCTAGAATTAAAGGTAAATTATCTATTAAAGATTTATCTGGTATTTCATCTGCATCTATTTGGAAAATATAATCTCCAGTACATAAATCCGTTAAATAATTTTTCCAATCTGCGAAGTGATTTTCAAATTTTTTACGAGTTAATTTAATATGTTCTTCATTTTTTAACTTAGTTAAATAAGCCCAAACTTCAGAGGTTCCAGATTGCTTGTCAAACAAAACTACAATTTCATCCTGTTTTCTCTTATTAACTAATAGTACTGAAAGGAGTTTTTGTATTTCAATAAACTCGTTACATACTGTTATTGCATAACTTATTCTCATATAATTTTATTCTGGTAATACCCCAATATATGAAAGTGCTCCAATAAAATCACGTTCTATAAAATGTTTTATTGTAGACATATCAGGTCTGAATTTTTTGTTTTGGTATTTCTCTGATTCCTCAGGAGATACGGGAACAGCTTTAACTGCTCCCCATTTCCAATTGTTTCGAGAATTACCATCGGCAAATACCATTCCTTTTTCTTCTACATTAATAGTTGAAGGCATCCATATTTTTCCTGTTTCTTCTTCTTCATCTAATAGAGATTTATAAAGTTCAGGTAAGACTTCCATTTGTTCCTTAAGAAATTTACTATCAGGTTTTAATAAAGAATTAGATATAAACCCACACCCATAACACATTTCTAGTGTAATATCTTTAGTCACTTCTTGTCTATAACAGGCATCAGATCCACATCTCGTACATTGTATTAATTCATCAAAATTCATATTATTTTGTTTTTGTAAGTTTTGGTAAAGTTAATTTAGGTAATTCTACCTTTGGTTGAGTTTTCTTTAATGTAGGTAAACTTAAAGATACTTGCTTTGGAAAATCAGGAATATTTGAATTTAAAACATTACCAACCAATTCCTTCATTTTTTCATAACCAAAATTAGATTTAGAATATTTTAGCTGTTGTTTTGATTTTGTTTTAAAACTAGAATATTTTTTAAATACATCAGTAAACGATTGACCTACATGAGGGGTACTTACTTTAAACCATTGAGATTCTGGGATTAACCAATCATTAGCTGCACTTTTATGAACATTTTCTAATTCTCCAGGAAGTAAGGTAGTGAAATTTTTATGTAAAAAGTCAGTATGTCCTGAGAAATTGGTTGCTATAATAGGTTTTCCTGTTAAACTGAATTCAAGTAAGGGTCTACCATATCCCTCTCCTTTAGTTAAGGATACCATAGCTTTTACTTTTGAATGATTATATAAACCATTTATATCTTCATCACTAAAAGACCCATTAATAAGATATATATTTGGTAAATCATCAGAATTAACACTTTCTCTAATATCTTTAATTCTTTTTAGTATTGTATCTTTACTTATATGAGATTCTACCCCCACAGAAGTTTTCATTATTAATCCAGGTTTTTGTTTTTTATTTTTAAAGGTTTCATAAAAAGCCTTAACCATCAACCCAACATTTTTTCTATCATGACCCATTTCACCACTCATCCAATGTCCTACAAATAAGTAATTGAAATTTTCTTTTACATTATCTAAATTAATTAAACTTTTTTTGTTTTAAGGGTTTATATATGTCTAAATTAACACCTTCAAATATAACATGCATTGGTTTTTGAAGCTGGACTGTACCGACTGTTTGACCTGTTTGATTGTTTTTTCTTTCATATCTCATGCTCTCAAAAACTTTTTTAGAATGTTTTGAAGAAACCCAATTCATATCCATTCTATTTAACCCCTCAACCCATTCTGCTTTACAAGCCGTAGACTCAATCCCTGCTGTACACCCTATATTATACTTTCCTACAGGTTGAAATTCATTTGGAATAGTTATCTGCATCCAAATATCAGGTTTTGTTTTATTCCATTCTGAGGTTGCTAAATGTTTTATTAAGAATTCCCATTCCGGGTTTTCTTTACAAAAACCCCATGCCGTTGATCCCCACCTTTGTGGTAAAAGTTGGACTTCATATTTATCTAATTCAATTATGGCTTTAATTATATCTCGGGATCGACTTCCATACCCACTATAAGTGTCGAATGGGGATGATATTACAAATCTTGGTTTACTCATTAGTATTCTATTTTATGATTTAAAAATTTACCTTTGTATTCATTTGCATTGACAACCTCGTATGTGTCTCGTGGTTTCCAATTACTAAATAAACCATTAAAGGCTTCTATAACTCTATCAGCTTGGTGTTTAATTGTAAAACCAGCTTCTTCGGACATAGCCCATTCTCTACCTTTTAAACCTAAAGCCTGTCTTTCTTCTTTAGATAAATTATAGACTTTTTTAATTTGGTCACAAGCATCTTCCCATTTACATCTATCATCAAATATATAAGGTGTCATAGGTGATCCTTGAATTGATCTACTAGATGGGTATACTGGGAAAGCCCATTCTCCATGTTTATCAAATGTTTTTTTATGATTAGAGGGAATATCAGCATCTGGTGTATACCATTCTCCTTTATTGTCTTCGAATCTCATTTGGTCTTGCATACCTCCTGTTACATTAGCAATAACAGGTGTACCTGAAAGTAGTGCTTCTGTTATAGATAATCCCCAACCTTCATTTGATGTAAGTAATATTTGTGCATCTGCTATATTATATAAATAATTAAGTTGAGGTTGAGTTAATTTTGATGATGAAAATATAACATTTTCTTTATAGTTTTCATTAAATAAATATTCTTTTACAGCTTTTAAATCTGTACCCGCTTCTGTAATTAATTCTGTGTGTAATATTATAAAACAATTTTTAGCTTTTTCTTTTGGGAGAGAATCTAAAAAGGATCTAAATGCTAATAAAGTATCAGGAATTTGTTTTCTTCTAATATTTCTAGAATTGAAAAAGAGAACAAACTCTGGAGTTCTATTTTGGAAAATTAACTTTTTAAAATTTTTAAATTCTGGATCCTTAGGGTTTATTGGGAAAAATATATCTGGGTTTAATCCATGTGGGATATATTTAAATATTTTATTTTTACCTTTATCTCCTAATACTAGCTTATTAATATTAACTGTTTGTTTAGAAATACCCATTAATAAATCACAAGCTTCATAGTAAGGTTGATTGTACATAGGAGCAGGATAATCATCCCAAATATTCAAGTAAGTAATAGGTATTTTTCTACGGATTTCGTTCTCCATATTAAATAACCAAATAAAGTACCTAGGATCAGTAAATAACATTATAGCATCTGGTTTTTCTATATCTATTATTTGCCTTACTGATTCTGGGGTTCCATATCCATTTTGTGGGTATAATATTACTGAGGAGTCTTTTATTTCTAACTGCTCATCAACACTCTTAGATAATTCTATTCTTTTACCCTTATCAGGATGTTTAATGGCTCCTGCCATTTGAACCCAATTGAAATGGTGTGAAGTATGAAGTACTATCTCTTTTGCTACTGTGGCAACTCCAGAATGTACTCTAATATCATCACAAATTAATAATATTTTTTTCCTTTGTTCTTTAGGTAAATATTCAAACTTTTTATTCATCATCTTTTATTTCAAGATTAATTTGATTAGTAATTTGTTTACGAAAGTCTTCATTTGTAAGATATAGATAGATAGCTCTATCAGCAAGTTTTTGGAATGAAAACTTACGTTTTACACATTCAATTTTAAAATTCTCGAATAAGTCACTTTTGATTTTTACACTGGTAAGTGTCATGTCTTTATTAGCCATAGTCTTTATTTATTAAAACATTATTTTATTATATATACGTATGTGTGAATCTATGAAAAATGTTCACCAGCACCACACAATTCTTTATCTTTATTATAAGGGCAAAAGTTACAATTCCACTTAGAAGGGGATTTAGGGTAATTTGCTTCTTTTATTTTACCACTTGAATTAAAACATTCATTAATAAAATCATTAATAGCCGTTTTAGCTCTGCCTAATTTAATTTTCCCACTAGGTGGGACAAACTGTTGTACTCTATAAGCTTGGTATGGAGACATAAGTTTTTCATCATCTGGGTCTAATACTTTTCTTTTAAGAATAAAAAACTCAATTTCAATTTTATCTAAAGGTATACCATACTGTTCTGAAAAGTATTGTTTGTAAAGTAAGAGTTGAAATTGTTTGTTTTCATCCTTTTTAGCGTAATCATTCCACCCGCTAGTACTTGTTTTTATGTCGATTATTTTGAATGTCTCTGTTGCTTCATGGTATGTGACAACATCAAGATACCCCATGTATAATACGTTATTTAACATTTTATTTGGTGCTATTACAATAGGTATTTCACAACCAACTAAATAGGTACCTTTTTTGCTAAAATATCTACTACGTTTTTTCTTAAACCATTCTAAGATAGCAACTCCATCCTCAAAAAATTCTCTCATTTCAACCGCATCCGAGAAATGTTCTGAGTTGTTTGATTTATATTGTTTTTGGTATTCACCTATATAAACCTCTTGGAAATATTCCTGTATATCTATTTCTCTATCAGCCGCTGCAAATGATTTTTCATATGCTACATCTAAATAATGTTGCATGGATTCATGAATTGCAGTCCCAAATACAGTATGGATAGAAGATGTAAATCGTTTGATTTTATCTTTATACTGTAATTTCCAACGGTGAGGACATCCCCTGAATATAGACATCTGAGAATATGATATATTCTTTTGATATGCATAATTAACAGGTGAAGGTGGATTATTCCTTATTTCCTTTATTATTTTAGGTAGTTTTTTTGCCAAACTATTTTTTCCATTTATTTCGACCTACTAAAAGACCGATTATCCCATAATTGGCAATATCAATAAAGGTATCTTGCATACCTTCACCTTCAACAAAGGATCTACCATTAATTAATAAGTTTTTTAAACGTGATATCTTATCCGTTAATCTAATACATAACCCAGTTAGTGAAAACTGTTTATCATCGCTATTATTAACGATATCTCCACCTAAAGTAATATTATTTAAACCATAATCCATGTGCTTACGAGCAAACATTTCATACATTTCTTTTTGGATTGTTTTAAACTCTTTAGATAATTCTGGGTATTCATGTTCGAATATTTCTACGGGGGTGGAATTTAAATTGGGAGCTGTTTTTCCACTTTTAGCATCACTAATTTCTCTACTACTCATAACTTTTTCTAATTCAAGGGCATTAGCACTAAAATGCCCTCCTTGGTTAATTTTATTTTCTAAACTTTCTAGGTATTTTTTGATTGTATCACCCATTAATTTGTTGTTCTAGTGAAAAATACTTATCTATTGCTGCTAACCTATCATCGGCATCAACTAACATGGCAAGTGCTTCTTCAGCGTTTTTATAAAAGTCTCCTGTTGTATGGTCACCAATCCCGACTGCTCTATCACCTAATAATTCAAGTGATAATAGTGCTTTTGCTTTATCTGCCTGTGCAGACGTACGTAACATATCTATTAATTTGTTCATTTTAAAATTTTAGTTATTTCTTTTTTTTCTAATCCTCTGTTGGTTAATATACGACGAATCTCTGGGGTAGCCAATATATTTATATATTCTTTTGATTCCTTAAGGGAACATTGGAAGTGTTCTTTAATATGGACTGTCAAATCTTTATTAGGTTGTTTTACTTTAGATTTAACATATTTACTCCATTTATTATTTTTAGGAATAAATTCCCTATATATATTGTAAATCATTCTTTTTTCCTGTGGAGGGAAATCTTGGACATAATTTACAATTTCTAAATAATCAGGATTCATAGATAAAAACCTATGTATCATATAACTGTTC